GCACAATTGCCTGATGGTTCTAAACTTTATATTGAAAAAGGCCGCGATACTCCGATTAGTATTACCAGTATAAGCAATGCTAATCCGGCGGTTGCAACGGCAGCTAATCATACTTTGGCTACTGGAGATTATATTGAGCTTGTAAGTGGCTGGAGCGGCATCACTATGCGCATTGTCCGTGTTGGTAAAGTAACTAAAGATACGTTTGAGCTAGAGGGTATTAACACAAGTAAGGTTGAGGATTTTCCAGTTGGCGGCGGCAAGGGTAGCGCACGCAAGATTCTTGAGAGAGTGCAGATTACACAGGTTCTGGAGTTTAATACTTCTGGTGGTGAGCAGCAGTATGCTACTTTCCAGTTTCTGGAAGATAATTTTGAGCGAAAGTTGCCTACCATCACATCTGCGCAATCAATTGATCTTGGTATTGCCGATGACCCTACGCTTGATGGTTACAAAGCGCTTAAAGAGGCTAAGGACAATCGCGGGAATTATGCAGTATTTCTGGAATTGTGCAGCGGCTCAACTATTGCGTATAACGCGGCAGTGTCATTAAACGAGACGCCAAAAGTCAATAAGGGCAATGTAATGCAGATTAACGCTAATCTGTCGCTGCAAGCCCTCCCAATGCGTTATTAATTCTATTTTTACACAATCCAGCCCGCTATGATGCGGGCTTTTTATTGAGGTGAACTATGAAACTAACACTAACCCCCAATCCAACTTTTACTTGTGTTGTTGATATCCATGTACCGGGCGAGCAGGAAAAAGGGCAGGTAAAAATTACTTACAAGGCCATGAGCCAGCCCGAGGCAGCAAAGTTTTTTGACAATGCAGTCGAGAAAAATCTTAGTCCTTACGAAATTGTCAAAGACTTGGTTGCAGGTTGGGATTTAGACGAAGCATTTACGCCAGATAACTTGAAACAGCTTACCGATAATTATTTTGGTGCAGCGAATGCGCTTTTAGATACCTATATGAGGGAGCTGACCAATAACCGCTTGGGAAACTAAAAGCCGCCGCCCGCGCATTGTATGCGAAGTCGGCATCTGAAGCTGAGCTCGCCGCCTTTGGATTTAAACCATCTGATTTCAATGAAGAAGTCTTAATCTGGCCAGAGAATTTTGAGGTGGTTAAGCTGTTTACGAAGTTGTCGACACAATGGCGCGTGGCAGCAGGCGGCGCAACCGGACTGGATTACAACGCGGTATACGCATTATTCAAAATGCATCGGATTAAGAAGAAGCGATATAAAGCCCTGCTGGCGGATATTGCAGTGATGGAATCAGCGGCATTGGATGAGATGTATAAGGATGTAAAACATGGCTGAAAACAAAACGAACATACGCATCAGCGGGGATATCAGTGGTTTAACTGCGGCAGTGGAATCAGCGAAGCGGTCAATTGGTAGTCTTGGTGGTACTGCGGAGCGGGTTGGGAAAACCACGCAGCAAGCCAGCCGTATAGCCGCTGAGAGTTATGCGAAATTTGGTGAGAATGCTAATAAAGCTGGTGTAGCAGCCGAATTTGCTTCGAAAAAACAAGAGCGCGCCGCAAAGTCACTGGAAAATGCTATCCAGCGTACTATTGCTGCTGAAGCTGCTGGCAGTCGTGCCACGCGTGAATATTATGAGTTATTAGCCAATCAACGCGGGTTGGATATCAAGCGATTTGATCCGTTATTACAGAAACTGGATGCGCTTAATAATAAGGTAAAGGCAAATACAATTAGTATTGGCCAGTACCAAAATGCGTTGCGCATGGCTCCGGCGCAATTTACGGATATAGTCACTCAGTTAGCCGGTGGGCAAAGCCCTTTTCTTATCGCTATTCAGCAGGGCGGTCAGTTGCGCGATAGCTTCGGCAGTTTTGGTATGATGTTTAAAGGGCTGGCGAGCTTCATTACGCCTACTACTGTGGCTCTGGGCGGCGCAGCTGCTGCGGTTACTGCTGTTGGAGCGGCTTTTATTCAAGGCAGCAAAGAATCTGACTCTTTCCGCAAGGCAGTAATTTTAGCCGGTGGCTCTTCATCGGTAACTGCAGGACAAATGCAGGCTATGGCTGCTAAGATTGGCGATAGTACAGGTGCTATTAGTGAAGCTAGAGAAGCATTAACTGGCCTGATAAGTACTGGCGCGGCTGTTTCTGAGACCTTCGAGCAGGTTGCAACAGCTATTGCTTATAATAGCGAAATGACTGGACAAAAAGTAGAAGATTTAATTAAGCAGTTTGCCAAGATCAAGGAAGAGCCAGTAAAAGCAGTTGTTGAGTTGTCGCAAAATTATGATACGTTAACGGTCGCAGTTTATGAGCAGGCTAAGGCGTTAGTTGAATCAGGCAGGAAGGGTGATGCTGTTATTCTTGTGCAAAATAAGCTGGCACAAGGAGTGGTTGAAGCTGGCCGGCGCACATGGGAGAGTGCCGGACTAATGGAAAAAGGCTGGCTTACCGTAAAAAAGGCCGCAGAAATGGCTTGGGATGCCATGAAGGGGATTGGGAGGGAAGATCCGTTAGAAAAGCAGTTGCAAAGTGTATTACAGCAAATTGCGAAGCTTGAGGCACAAAAAAAGGTGGTTCTTTTTTTGGTTCTTTTTTTGGAACTACCTATGACGATGATATTGCTAAGCTGAAAAAAGAGGCAGTCGAAATTCAGCGGAAAATTAAGTCTGATAGTGATGCTCAGAAAGCACGCCGGCAGCAAGCCGAAGCAGTAGCCAAGCGCGCAGAAATGGACAAACAAGCCGACAGCGTCATCAAAGCCAACCAGACGCCAGTAGAGCGCATTGACGAGCAGATAAAGCAGGCGCGTGAACTGGAGAAATACTATCGTTCAATTAAAGATGACAAAATCGCTGCAAACAAAGCTGATCAGATAGCATTGGATATTGGTCGAATGCAAAAAGACCGCGCCGAAGCGGTTAAAAAAGCCAATGAAAAGGGCAAGCCAAGGAAGCATGATCAGCGGCTAATGAATGATACGGTTAGGTTACAGGCGTCTCGTTATAATTACTCAGGATTGGAGCGGCAGTACGGCTTACCGGCCGGCCTTCTGGCTGCTATATCCATGCAGGAATCTGGAGGTAATCCAAAAGCGTTATCAATAGCTGGTGCGCGAGGGTTATTTCAGTTTATGCCAGGAACTGCTAAACGATTTGGTGTTAACGTTCATGACCCGGCATCATCAGCAGATGGAGCCGCTAAATATTTAAGCTATCTACTAAAGTTTTTCAAAGGTGATTTGATTAAAGCCATAAGTGCTTACAATGCTGGTGAAGGAACTATCAGTAATATTGGGAAGCCAACTAAAGGTGGGCGGATTCGTCAATTGCCAACGGAGACGCGCAAGTATACGCCAATGGTTCTTAAGCGCATGGCAGCTTATAACAATCAATCCGATGATGGTAGTGCTGATTATGCAAGTGACTATTTGGCCAAATTGCAAGAGCTGGCTAAGAAGCGGCTTGAAATTGAGAAATCCTTTTATACCAAGCGAGAAAAACTGGCAGCGGATTATCAAGAACGATTGGATAAGATTAATGAAGCAGGATTTGATGATGAGACAAAGCAGAAGTACTTAAATGACGCGAAAGAGGCCTATGAACGTGATCTTGAGGCTTACGATGATGCTATAAAACGCAAATTACAGTCTGCATGGGACTTTAATAAAAATGCAATTGAACTAATTCACGAGCGAACTGAAGCTGAACGCAAGGAAATTGAGCGTAATTTTGAACTGACGAAAGAGCAGCAAGCGGAGTTAATAAAAGCTTTGCATGCGCGTGAAGCAGCTGAAATTGATGATGTGCTGGGGTTGTCTAATGTTCAAGCTGCGGTTAAACAAATTCAAATTCTTACCCAAGCCCTCAAAGAAAACCGAATATCAGAGGCTAGGTTTAAGTCGAAGATTGGTAAAATCGACATTATTCGCGACTATAAAGACGCGATGAACTGGGGTAAACAAGACGATATTTTTGAAAGTCTTGCTGATCAATATACTGATAATATTGTCAAAATTGAAGATTATTATAGACTTCAAGCAGAATTAGCTAAAGACAACGCGGCTGATCTGGTGAAGATTGAACGCCAAAAGCTAGAAGAGCTGGATGCTATGCAAAAGACATGGATGCAGCAGAATCTCAGCGCATATTTGAATTATAACGAGCAAATTTTTGGCAGCATGTCTTCCATGCTGGAGGAGTCAGTTGGCAAACATTCAACAGCATATCGGCTTATGCTTGCTACACAAAAGGCATTCGCCATCGCTAGTTCAGTTATCGCTATACAAAATGCTATTGCTCAGGCATCTGCCGCACCATTCCCGTCAAATTTGGCAGCTATGGCAACAGTGGCAGCAGAAACCGCAAACATTGTATCCAGTATTGCAGCGGTGTCTGCTGGGTTTTCCAGTGGGGGTTATACCGGAGATGGCGGTAAGTATGAGCCAGCCGGCATAGTGCATAGAGGTGAGTTTGTCTTGAATCAGACTGATGTGCGCAATATGGGCGGTGTGGCTGGTATTGAGCGCTTACGCGCTCTTGCCGGAGGGAACGGTAAGGGTTATGCCGATGGTGGTGCTGTTGGGCGTAGCGTTATTGGTAACATGACCGCCAATCCCGCTATAGCAATGGGTGGCGTACATCAAACCATTACGGTAAATGGTAATCCTGACAACGCTACTATGCAGGCAATAGAAAATGCAGCGAAACGCGGTGCGCAAATGGGTTACCAGCAGGTTGCAAGGCATTTAGCTACAGGACAAGGTGATGTAAGCAAAGCATTAAAAGGCGGCTGGACAACTAACAGGAAACTATCATGACGATATTAAATCGGCTTTATGCTAGCTCGGGCAGCGAAATTATTTACGGAACGGTGCAGATTGATGTTGGCTCGAATTCGTATTATCTGGTTAAGGGATGGGATGATATTCGCTGCACGCTTGAAAATGGACAGACAGTGGACTTTATGGCGGCTGCGATAGATTTGGCATTGCCCGCACGCAATAAAGATGGGACGCAGGATTTAAAACTTGCCATCGGCAATATTGAGGGCATTGTGTCATCACAAATCCGCGCCAGTTTAAATGCGCTGGAAAACGCCACCATTACCTATCGCACTTATGTTTCAACTGATTTGACCGCACCAGCAGCCAAGCCGTTCACCTTAGCCGTTAAAAGCGGATTCTGGACGGCTGAGCAGGTGCAAATAACTGCAGGCTACTTGAATGTTCTTGATACGGCGTGGCCGCGCTATCGTTACACACTGGCTGATTTCCCGGGGCTGAGGTATATAACATGAGTTTTAATGCAGACCGTTACAGAGCGGTTATCTGGACAAAAGGCGGGCGGGATTTTCCTGCCCTCGATTGTTTTGGCTTAATCAACGAGGTGAGGCGGGATTTAAGCCTGCCGGCATGGCCTGATTTTGCTGGCGTGACTAAAGACAACGGCGGGTTAGACGCCAACGCTCGGCTGATGTTTGAACGGCTGGAGAAGTGTCAGCCACAAGCAGGGGCGGGAGTGGCTTGTTATTCTGGTAGTGTGGTTGATCATGTGGCGGTTGTGGTTGAATTAAACGGCCTGTTACATGTAGCAGAATGCAATCCCCGGACGAATGTAACCTTTTTGCCGCTGCAACGCTTTGCAAGGCGGTTTTACAGGGTGGAGTACTGGCGATGATTAGAATTTATCCTAGCCGGCTTAATGGAGAGCCAATAGAAACCCACCAGCACCAAAAAACCAGTTTAGCCGACTGGTTTTTTTTCAATGTGGCCGGTTTTGATCTGGATAGGGAGCACCCTATCGTTATAGAAGTAAATGGTGTGGAGGTCGAGCCGGGGAAATGGCGCAATACCATTATTGATGCTCAGGATGATGTAAGAATTTACCCTAAGCCATATGCTATTGGTGTGGGTGTATCGGCATGGGTGTATGCATACTATGCAGTGGTGGCAGCAGTGGCCCTGTATTCGGTGTATATGATTCTTACTATGTCTTCACAAGGGGCTGCTAACACTAACACTAATGGCGACGGGTTGGAATTAAATCCAGCTAAAGCAAACTCGGCCAAACTAGGGGACCCTATCCGTGAAGTGTTTGGCCGGCAGCGGATTTATCCTGACTATGTGGTTCAACCAGTTAACCGCTTTGTTTCTGGCAAACCAGAAACTTATCAAGCGCATTTATTTTTAAGCCTTGGTGTAGGGGAATTTGAATTCACGAAAAACGATATTCGTATCGGGAATACGCCAATAGCGGCACTAGGTAGTGATGTTGAATATGTAGTTTATCCTCCTGGCGCAGATGTATCTGGTGATTTTCGCAGTGAAAATTGGTGGAGTTCGACCGAAGTTGGCGGAACCAGCTCCGGAGCCGGCTTGGATATGGCGGTAACCGCTCCTGATGGCAATACGGTTAGCGCAACAACGGCAACCGCATCTGGTTATACTGTATTCTTCGATATCTCGACCCCTGCTGATAAGGCTGATTTTAAAGATACATGGGTAGCGGGCAAGAATGTAAGTATAAAAATGCCTGCGGATTTTTCTGTGCAAAACCAGAATGGTTACAGTTTAATTACCGGCGATTCTTTGAAAGAATTAAATGCCTATGTTGGGATGCCTGTCACTTTATATATCGGTAAAAGTGGTTTTGATTTATTAATAACAAGTTATCAAGACAGCAAAACCGATCCGGATACTCAAATAACCACCCCAATCACGCCGCGGATTACACTCTCTTATGCGGATAATACGCCATTTCACGGCTTGGGAGAGCAGCAACAAAGGCTTAGTATCTCTCATCGTGGCTGTGAATACCGGATAAGCGAAGTCAATGGCTTAACCGTAACTCTTGATAGAGTGATTGATGGTATTGTAGATAAAAACTGGACAGGCTTTATCCCCCGTACGGTTATGGATTTTATTGCCGATAATATCAATGATAAAGAGCGTTGGCTTGGCCCCTTTCTGGCATGTCCTGAAAACGAAAAGGTGGATGCTATTGAGCTTAATTTTGCTTTTCCATCGGGGATTTGTGATTGGGATGATGAGGGACGAAAAGAGCGGCAATCTGTGCTATGGGCGGTGGAGTACCGTTATGTAAACCAAACAAATTGGACTCATATCGAGGGTAAATGGTATGAAAAAAACGTAAACGGGCTGGGTTACACGCTAAGGTATAACTTCCCAGAACCGGGCTTAATCGAAGTACGTGCCCGCCGCCGTAATATTCAAAACGATGATGGTGCGCATGACAATATGTATTGGCAGGCTTTACGTGGCCGACTACTTAAGCGGCCGACTTCATACCCTGATGTCACCACGATAGGCATAACAGTTACCACTGGTGGCAAGCTGGCCGCGCAATCAGACCGGCGGGTCAATATTGTAGCCACGCGCAAATACAACAATGGCAAAAGTCGCAGTATTTCCGGAGCACTTAAACACGTTCTGGATAGTATTGGCTTGATTGATTATGACGCCGCAACTATTGATGAAATGGAGGCTAATTTATGGACGCCAAATAAGCAGTATTTTGATTGCCAAGTTGACAAAACCCAATCTGTACTAGATATGCTGCAAAAAATTTGCACCGCTGGCTTTGCTTATCCATTCCTTTCTGATGGATTGGTAAGTGTAGGTTATGAGGGAGAAAAAAACTGGGTCGGTATGATTACCCCGCAGGAAATGGCAGAGCCTTTACAGACCAGTTTTACTGCGCCGAGCGCAGATGACTATGATGGTATAGACGTAACTTATATTAATAGCCGCACATGGTCGGAAGAAACAGTGCTGTGCCGACTTGATGACGTACCTAATCCCCAAAAGATAGAGTCGTACAAGCTGGATGGAGTGGTTAATGAAGATCAGGCATACCGGATTGGTATGCGCCGGTTAATGAAATATCGCTATCAGCGTTTATCTTTTAGTTGTAAGACTGAGATGGATGCGCTTTGTTACAACTATGGCGACAGAATCATACTAACAGACGATATTCCCGGGCATAAAACTATAAGTTGCTTGATAACGGATATTAGACGCGTTGATAACAATGCTCATATTCAGGTATCAGAGTTGCTGGACTGGCAATACAGCAACCCAAAGATTTTAATTAGGTGGCAAGATGGCAGGGCTTCTGGCGTTTTGACGGCACGGCAGATTGATGGCGGATTCAGCACCCCGTGGTTGCCAGAATTTGATGAAGTTATCCTCAATGATCCTGCAATTGAGCCGCCTCGGGCAGTGTTCTGCGAGTCTAAGCAGATTGGCTATGATGCGGTAATCGACAACATAGAACCGGAGGAAGATGGGATTTGTACCATCACTGCGCATGAGTACCAGCTTAGCTATTACGATTACGACGATGCCATATATCCTTTTGGGGACAAGAATTATCTGAGTTCAAAACCCTACCCGTATGTAGACATCGCCACTTTTGAGACTAGCGCCAATCTTGTTGGTATTGCTAGCAAAACCATGCCCAATTGCGTATCCAGCGAAAATATTAGTACCGATGTAACGCTGGATAGTATTGTCATTCGCGACAATCTCAGTAAATTCAGCACTGAGCCGGAAAACATAAATGCATCTGCTTCGCTTAAGCAGATTGTTATCAATGAACTATTAACACAGATATCATCGGACGCGGAAAGCCTTACTGCAACTGTAAATCTTGATTCAGTATCAATTAAAACACTACTAGTTCAAGATAGCATGCCCGTAGAGCACATTAACGCAAGTGTAAATTTAGATGTAATTACCATTAAGGATATATAGCAATGAATATTAATGCTAAGGCCCGCTTCGGCGGGCTGTTTCAATTTGAAGTACGCAAATCAGGTACTGATAAACTAGTACAGAAAACAGGCTGGATGCCTAATCTGGTTTTGGATCAGGGTCTGGATTTTATGGCAACGGAGTATTGGTTTAAAGGATGCGCCGTAGGGACTGATGGGTCAAAGCCATACGCAACTCAAAGCGGGCTTGGTGCGCAATTTGCTTATAAAACAAATCCTGAATCAACAGGGTGGGGGATATACAATAAAGATGGTGTTTTATACTACTGGCTGCGTAAGCGTTTCCGTTTTGCTGCTGGTACTTTCAATAAAACAACCTTGGCCGAGGTTGCTATTCTAAGTAGCTCGATTAAATGCTGGAATCGCGCCCTAATTACTGATACGGATGGTAAGCAATCAACCATCACCTTACTAAGTGATGAGTATCTGGATGTAACTTGTGAAGTGCGATGCTACATCAACTTGGAGGATGTTACTGGTGTAGTGAATGTGGTTGACAAAAACAATGTCGCCCTTATGGCATTGGATACAATTACCCGGCCTGCTTCAATTAAATATGGCAACAGCCTCGCGGGAGATCTTGATTCGCCAATGTCCTACTGGGTAGGACATAATAGGGCGAGTCTAGGGGAAAATACTCTAGGTGACATAAATAGTGTTGTTGCCGATGCCTTTTGTAGCAATTCAAGTGTACAGCCATATGTAAGTGGCAGTTACCAATGTACAGCGGATATTTTATTCGGGCTAGACACTGCGAATAATACTGATTACAGGGTATTCTCAACCGGTAATCAGTATTACCCCTCATGGCAGGTAGGCTTTTCTGCACCAATCAGAAAAAACAGTTCACAGATGTTCATTTTTAGGGTGACTTTATCATGGGGGCGGTTTAATGCTTCCTGACAATCAAATATCTAGCGAGCCTATTGCTTCATCATTTTACACTCCCATCAGGCAGTCGGTTTTTTTTGATTATGAACTGGGTGGTTCAGATTTTCAGGATAACAGCACAGGGCTTGATTCCCATTTGTGGAAGTGTCGTTATACTCGTGATGGGCAGATACGCGTCTACAACAATATTGTTAGCCATGACGTTCTAACCCTGCTAAACGTAACAGAAATAGCTTTCGCGTTTGATATTAACATGCAGCCCGTTATTGCTTATAACCAGAATGCCGTAACTCATCTGTATTTCTTTGACAGCATTGCTGCACAATTCACAACCATTGTACTGGGCAAGTTGGAGCACCCTAGGCTGTCACTAGATACACGCGTTATCTCTCAAACTGATATTGCTGACGTCATCCTTGCTTATACCAGAAATGGTATTTTATGCATCAGATATCAGCGTGAAAGATATGGCGCAGAGCATCAGTTAGGCATCTCCCCCGGCCGGTTGTGGCACTGTGGCATGATGAAAAATTACCGTTTTGGTTTTGTTTTTAGGCCAGAGCAATAAAAAGAAGGTTGAATATGGCAATGATACAGAAATGGCCAGCTAGACTGCCTGTACCGGACGTAGATTACAGCTATTCGCTTAAATCGCCGTTTATGCGCACAACCTTAAACAGCGGCAGAGCTAGACAGCGCCGAATCTCCAATAACTCACCCACAGAAGTGCAAGTAACATGGAAAATCAAATGGGCAGATATGGCAGACTTTCGTTATTTTGTACATGAGATAGTTGGCCAGCAATCTGGGTGGGGTTTTTTTCTAACACCACTTGCATTTGAAGAGCATAAAAAAATGGTTAAGGCGCGATTTATAAATTCCGATCAGCCGTATGAAGCGGTTAATGATTCCAATGTCTTTTGGGTGGTTTCAGCTAAACTGGAAACCTACGATGCTAGCCTGATTACATATGATGAATTTATAAAACGTAATCCTGAATTTAGTTAAGCCCTCAGCAGAGGGCATTTTTTATGGAGTAAACAAATCATGCTTAAAGCATTTAAGTGGTTGCACTGGTTGCTTGATTTACGCTTTTTACCGGATAAATGCCAAGATTGGTTATTTGGTACCGGCACACGAATAATCGAAGTACTAAGCGGATTTGCCATGCTGGGGTTTGCACTAGTATTTGCATTGCATGGCGAAGAAATGATTAAAGAGGACTTATACGAAAAATTCCTGCATCTACACCCTAAGATATTCGTGGCCATTCTGGTAATTGTGGCAGCAGGGCAGCTATTTGCTGCCTTTTTTCATTCCAGCCGCAGCAATATTTTATCGGGCTGTTTCCTGATTTGGTCGGCATTAATCTGGGTGGTTATATCCGGAGCATTTATCGCAGCATACCCACCTTTGTCTACAGGCATGACCACCTATCCTGTTATTGCCATCATCTGCGCCCTTGCCGGCAGGAACCTAATCAAACACACCAAACAGGTAGAAGACAAAAAAGGCGGTGAATGATGAACGAGGCTTTCACATTAGCCAATTGCTTTGCCCTTGCTGGCGGCTTTCTAGGCGCGCTGGTGGTGTCTGATTACAAACGCTATGGAACAGTACTAACCGTTACATTCATCGTTATAGGCATGGTTTTTGCGGCAGCATTAACAGAATATTTCTTCACGCAGAACCATCCTTGGCTATTTGCCGGTGCTGGTGTGTTTGCTGGCATGGCCTCCACCTCTCTACTGGACGCATTCAAAGCCACAGCACCGAAGCTGGCACAAAAACTGATCAATGCCGTTTGTAATAGGGCAGAGAAGATGATTGGAGATACAGACGACCGGCAGAAATAGGAGACTTATCGGCTGGCTTTTTAACGTAAAAAAATTGCCCTCAGGGACTCGAACTCCTTGGGGGCATTTGTTATTCAAATGAGGATTCAAACAACATGGCTAATGATAAACGATTTACGTTTAAGTTTCTAGGAGTTTATATGGAAGCGATTAATTTTACACCTAAAGAGTTGCGCAAAACGATGTGGGCAGCAGCAATGATTTTACTGTTACTTGTGCTGGCATGGCGACTGCCTGAAATAATCAGCGCGATTAAATAGTGGTGATTTTTTACATTAATAAAATTCATGCAAAAAACGATTCGCGCTGCAGCATAACTGCAGTTTTCTGCATTATAAAATACTGATTAAAAATATTAATTTTTTAAATGAAAAGACAGCCATTTTTTGGACTGTCTTTTTTTTCATATAGGAAATGGAATTATGTACAAATTAAGCCAACGTTCTTTAAACAACCTGCAAGGAGTAGATGCTAATCTGGTTAAGGTGGTTAAGCGAGCCATTGAAATCACCAAACAGGATTTTATGGTAACTGAGGGTTTGCGCAGCCGTGAACAATGTTGCATTAACTACGGCAAGGGGCGAACAGCACAGCAATGTTCCATCAAAGGCGTGCCGGCAAAATATGCCCAGCCAAGCTTGAGCAAAGTTACATGGCTCAACAACCCGTTTGCGAGTAAGCACACCACAGGCAAAGCAGTGGATTTAGTACCGTATCCGGTAGATTGGAATGATTTAAACAAATTCCGGGTAATTGCCGATGCCATGAAACGAGCTGCAGCAGAATTGGGCGTAAAAATGGCATGGGGCGGGGATTGGGTAAAGACTAAAGATT